ATTGTTTGAATGCGTCCAACATCTATTTCTCCTCGGGCTTATTTTAGACCTTTAATAATATTAAGGAGACTTTCCTTAATATATTTCTGGGCCTTTGGATCTTCTTTTACTTCTCTAGCAACACTCAACGCTCTATTACCACCACGCATGTTCATTAGATGTTCATACACGGGTGTAGGGTAAGCACCAGGTGCGCTGGGCTGTGCAACTATATCAACTGTGATAATCTCAAAATCTGCTACTTCGCCAGTTCTATCATCAACGTTGCCGCTGCCTCTAGAACTTACGCCAAGTTTTACGCCGCTTTCAAGCATAGTACGAATTAAGTTACCCATCGGTGTAGGCAAAATTTTCATTTTGCTGTAACCATTAGGACCGTCCATCCACATATCTGTGATCATGTGACTAACACGGTCTAAATTTACTTTTAAATCATCAGGATGATCTACTTCTCCAAGTACGCTATAACCATTGCCTACTTGATCATTTAGAGTTTTAACAGCTTTGGTAATTTCGCTAACAGGATAAACTCTGCCATTAGCGTTTTTTATACCGCCCTGGATAGCGATGCCTTTTAGATAAAGATTTTTACCATCTTTATCGTCAGACTCCATTACCACACGGGCTTGGTCAAAACTTAAATGTTCTCTTAGATAGGAAAGTTGTCTTGGTTTCATCCAGATTCTCTAATTAAGCGTTACGGTTAGGTGCGCCGTTGATCGGGCTCTTAACTTGACCAACACTAGTTTGGCCTGCTTTGTCGCCTGTTCCAGAACCAACTGGACCAGCAGATTTGTTGTTATTAGGGTAACCACTACCTTGTTTGTTTAAAGAAGAACCACTTTTCATGCTTGAGTTAGCACTGTTAGAAATGTTCTTTTCAACACCTTTGGTAAATTCACCTTTAGTGGAACCAGCTAAACCACGGTTGCCTTTATCAGCATTTGTACTTGTTCCGCTCATTTCGCCAACGCCTTTACCAGCTTGGGCAATATTTCCAGCGGTAGCACCTGTTGTCGGCTTACCTTTTCCAGAGCTAACTGCGCTCTTACCTTCGACTGGAGCAGATTGTTTTTCGCCTGTACCAGCGCCAGCTAGTTGACCTTGTGTCTTCATACTGTTTTTGTGCCAATCGTTTCCAACTGTTTCACGGTACTCACGTAGACCCATACTTTCGTCTGTGTCATCATCTTCTTCGTCGTCGGCATATTCTTCTTCGTCGCCTTCTTCGTCGTCGGCGCTCACACCGTACTCGTCTTCTGAATCGTCATCGCTAGAAGTTCCACCTGTTAGGGCTTCAAATTCAGCTTTTAGTTCAGCTAGAGCAGCTTCTAAATCTTGTACATCGTCTTTGGTAGCAGGAGCAGAGCCATCGCCCATCTCGTTATCGCCGCCCATAGCGTGATCATCTGTGCTGGCATCAACGAACGCATCTGCGCTGTCGCGGTCGCCGCCGATTTCGCTAGATGTTTCGTCATCTGCGCCAAAACTTTCGTCCATTTCTTCTTCAGAAGATTCGTCCATTTCTTCGTCATCATCGGATGACTCGTCCATTTCTTCTTCCTCTTCTTCAGCGATCATATTCTCGTAAATTCCTCTAGACATTTCTACAACGATTTCATGGAATAGCTCATCAGCTTTTTCCGTTTCTTCGTTAACAATGAGGTCTAGCAGCTTTTGCATCTTGGTAGACATATTCGGTTCTCCTTAATTAAGTTGGCAAGGCTATCAGATGTATTTACAGGGTCGCAGAAATACCTATGGGATATAGGCCTAAAACGGTCGTTTTAGACTAAAAGTGACAGAGTTAGAAACTCTTTTTTGAATATTTTTGTAAAAATATTTAGTTTTATGATACAGGAATTAACTTTAGCTATTATGCTGCTGCTTCTTCCGGAGGAGTAGCGTACATAACACGGATGAGATCGAGATCTTCTTTCTGTTCTTTTTCTCTAGCATCGCCTGCTTTACGAAGATCGTTAAGCATACCTAAAGTCAATCTACTCTTTCTTAAATCTTTAGAAAGTATAACGCTCTTATCTTTTTTGATATCGTATCTATCATCTTCGATAGGATCGAGATTTTCTTTATCAAAATATAAAAATTCGTTTAGTAGCATGGTAATATTTATGCGACATCGGGCATCGGGGCGCCACCAGGAGCAGGAGCCGCGGCCATATCTCCTTCCATTCCCATGTCCATATCTTCCGGAGCTTCACCGGCACTACCTAATTCATCCATATCCGATTCTAGTCCGCTAGCAGTGACACCTGCTGATCGTAGTTCGGTTTGTGCGCTTAGGTTTACGCTACGGTCAACATTTTCTTCTCTCCACATTTTTTCGTTTTCTGCTATTTCTTCTTGGGTTAAACCTAAGAATCGTTTCATAGAAAAGCGTTTGCTGATATGTGGAACAGCTGACAAGGTACCATAGGTGTTAACACGGGCTGTATCCATTTCTGCTTGTCGATAGCTGGCAAAGTTCTGTGGAGGATTGAACTGTAAATCAAACAAATTAGGATCTAGATTCAATCCTTTGTTACGCATATAAGTCTTAAATTCAAGATCAAACTGTTCGTTCATCAAAGATTGCAAGCGTTCGCAATACTTGTTAAATCTTAATTCCTGTATGTAAGCAGTACCGACTCTGCCATCATTGAAACTGCTTCCTCCGTCATCTGGTCCAGTAGGTAAGTAGCTACTAGGAATACGCAAAGCACGGAACAGCTTGTTAGTAAAATAACGTAAATCATCAATTTCTCCTAGGTTCGTACCGCCTGGAAGTGTTTCAACTTTACTGCCTCGACCTTCCGCTGTCTGTGGAAAATAGTAATCTTCGTTGATGCTCAGTGGGTTGTAACTGCTATCAACTACGCTTTGTCCTCCGCCACTAACTGACGGTAAACGGCGTTGATTTACTTCATTTTTTACACGTTCAACAAAGCCCATGGCCAAATGGCTTGGCATGTTTCCTACGTCAATATAGAACACTCTACGTTCAGGAGCACGTTGTACACGGTAGATAATGATAGCATCTTCAAGCAATTCTTTCTGCTTGTAAACTTTAAAAATTGATTCTAAAAGGCTATTTCCAAAAGGATAGTTGTTGTCTAGGCCTTCACTTAGACTCAGATGAATCACATGTTTAGCATCAATTGCCCATTGATTTTGATTGACTGTAAAGCGACTTTGGCTACCTTGAGGATAGGCTCCTACCATACCGCGCTGTTGACTTCCGCCTGTCACGTATGCTGTATTTCCGGGTGTTACATTTTGATTTGTTGGGTTGATCTGAGTAGTAGTTAAGTTTTCAAAGTTAACATTTATATCGCGTATAACATACTGTTCAGGCTTCTTGCCTTCGCTTTCATTGACGATGATCTTGTCTAACTTAGCAGGATCGATATAGAACCAGGTATCGTTTTCTGGGTCTCTGATAAAGAAACTGTCACCATATTTGAAAGCATTTCTAACTATTTTAAATATTCTGGTACGGAATTTATTCAGCTTAGACCATTGCTGTAGGTACTTTTTAATGATCTTGATTTCAGTACTAGTGGCTTGTTCTTTAAAAAATATTTGAAAAGGAGTTCCATTGTCTTCGTTAATTTGGCTACAGAATTCTGCCAAGATATCCAGTGCCGCGTTAACTTCACTATCGTTGTCCATGGTATCGTATTGACCATAGCGTTCTAATCTGTTGGGATGTCCTGTGTAGACATCAGGAAGATAGCTGCTATAATTAGTGCGGCCAATACCGGATCCGGTGTTTGACCCGCTAATAGGGCTCAGTTGTCCTGATTTTGCTTGTACGGGTGTGAAGTAACGTTTCCAGCTCATATTTTTATGCGAATAAATTACCGCTTAGATTTTTAGTAGCATTTAGTGTATCTCTAGTATGCCTATTATTTTCTTTCATTTCAATTACCAGTTGTGCGGTTAAACTATTTAACCGTTGCAGCGCATCTCCCATATTATTAAGCGACCCTACTTCTCCTTGACTCAGTACACGCTCACCTTGATGTACGGTAGCTACTACATCTTTTGGTTCAGTGGCAGAGCCAAGAGCCCCTAATGTACCCAAAGACCTTTGATTAGGGTTATCAGCAAGATATTGCTTTATTTGGTCTCGAAGCTCATTAGCAGCTGACGTATTCGAACCTTCTAGGGTCAACGACCCGCCTAATAATCCCTGGAATTGTCTATTCATTTGATATCCAGGAATTTCCTTACCAGCCTCCATAGCTTTTCTTATATTATTCATTTTTGCCATAGCATCAGTTAATGAGGCTGCTACCCTAAGTCGATCAGCTTCTTCTCCGGTAGATCGATTTGTCAGTGATTCAAGTTGTTTCATTCTTCTTCGAAGTTGTGCTACTTGATCTTTTGATTCCTCGTATGCTTCAGTTTGTCCTCGGAACTCTTTTGTTATGGCGGGATTTTGACCTATGTGGAGAGTGTTGTATATGTATTCTTTGATAGTATCAAATACAAAATTAAAAGCCTTACGCATAAACGGAGTTAAGAAATCTACAATGCTGTTGAACATATTAATGGCCGCGGGCTTTACAGTATTTTCCCATATAGGCTGCACCCATCTCCACAATTTATCAAACCCATCTGAAAATTGGGTTCTTAGTCTTTGCCAAAAATCTTCTATATTTCTAGACTGCAACAAACTTCCAAAAGCATTATTAACCCAATTTAACACACTCGATAGTGTGTCCTGAAATCCTTTGCTGCCTACTAATTTCTGTATGATGTTCAGTATAGAATCACCTAACCGTATTATATTTGGAGATAGTTTGGCAACTATGCTAGTCCATAGGTCGTTCAATGCCGCTCCAACATCTCTGACTTTAGCTTCGGCATTAGCATAGGCCACAGCAGACCCGCTTGCTTGTTTACCTGCAGCACTCTGTGCTTGCCCGAGTGCTTTTAAGATATCATTGATCTGCCTAGCAGTGTATGTCATCTGTCCTGTTGCTAACACAAGAGGACTACCTTGTTGACTCAATAGTCCTGCTATTCCGCCCATAGATTGCTGGAATGCTCTAGCTGACCTACCCATAGCAGCATTGTTTTGTGCCACCATCACTAGCATTTCATTTGACGACTTACCTGACTTTACAGCATTTACTACCTGTTGATTAGTAGTAGTCAACATACCATTGGTAGCAACTTCGATAGCCGTTGTGGCATCATTGATAGGAACGTTGATGCCTTGGAAGGCTAATTGTAAGCTTCTAGCAGCATCTTTGCCACCGTATTGTAGTTGAGCATTTACCGCTGCTCTAGCGGCGGCGGCTTTTTCTGGACTTAGCTGGGCAACAAAATTTTGCCATACTTCTTCCATTTGTAAATCTTGTAGTTCCTTAGCGATCTGATCTCTCTGCTTGCCTGTAGTTTTGCTCAACGCATCTAATTCCATAGCGTACTGCATCACACCTCGACGAACAGTGTCAGTGTTTTCTAAACCTTGTTTAGACATAGTTCCTTGGCTTCTCATGAAACCTAGAGTAGCATTTGCCGCTTCTTCAAAAGTATAACCGAGCCCTAATATCTGATTTCTAAATGCGCCTTTCATCAGATTGTTCTGTAGCTCTACAAATTTATTAATACCCGATTGTACGCTACCTCCCATAGAAGCAAATATATCGCTGTTCTTGCTGACCACATTGGCAAATTCACCTAGCGTCAAAAATGCTCTAGAAGCTTGTGAACGAATTTGAAATAGGTTGCCGCTAAAATCTGCTCCTACTCTAGTTAAATTCCTATATACATCTAAATACTGCTCTCCTGTGCGTAGTAGGCTTGCGAATAAACTTGAAACTTCGCCTATAAAGAACGGAAGATGAGAAAAAGAAGCAAACAAATCGCTCATCTTGGCTGTGCCTTCCATGGCCTTCTGACCAAATTGGACTAGCCCCCTTATAACTCCACCGACTACCTCAGTAGCTTTGCCTACGATAGAACTTAGGCCATCGAACACTCCTGTTACTAAACTACCTGCTGCACTCAATGCTGATAGAGCAATACCAACTGGGTTGATCCTAGAAGCTAACCCTGCCATAGCACTGGCGGCACTAGCTGCTGCGTTCCCGGCGCCACCTCCACCTCCGCCACCTGTGTTCATACGGGCCATGAGATTAGTCAAGGCCGCGATGTTGGCGTTTGTTCGTCTTGCTTCAGCTAATAACTCACTTAGTGTTTGTTCGGTCGCGCCATTCATAGATTAAAAACCACCATTATATGTATAGATAAATAGAATAAAGTAATCCTATATGGTTATTTATTGGAGATAAAAATGCAGAAAACCCTACCGCCGTCTAGAAATAACCCCCTTGCTAATTTCATGAGACAGCCAAAAATTTACATACGCTTGCCGAGCGATGGAGAGTTTTGGGACCCAAAAAGTTTAGACATGCCCGAAAATAGAGAATTTCCTGTGTTTTCTATGACAGCCAAGGATGAGCTGATGTTCAAGACGCCCGATGCCCTAATGAACGGACAGTCTATGGTTGACGTTATACAAAGTTGTGTTCCTAATATTAAAAACGCATGGAACTGCCCTACCGTTGATCTTGATACGATCTTGATAGCTATACGTCTAGCAACCTACGGTGAAACTATGAAATTATCTCATAAGGTACCAGTGATTGACGAAGATGTAGAATATGAGATCGACCTTAGATCACTGTTAGATCAACAGCAGAATAATGTTTGGATTGAACAAGTGGTAATTAGAGATGATTTAATTATCTTTGTCAAGCCGCTGACCTATAAGCACCTTACACAAACTAGTATAAAGAGTTTTGAAACTACTAGGATCATGTCAATGATCAACGATGACAAACTGTCCGATGAACAAAAACTTAAAATGTTTAACGATAGCTTTGTGAATTTAACTAAGATCACTGTGGACTTGATGGCTGAAGGAATCTACAAGATCATAGCAGGCGATCAAGAAGTGACCGATACAAAATTTATTTTTGAATTCATATCAAATACCGACAAAGATGTTTTTGAGAAAGTGCAGAATCATCTCAAAGATCTTAAAGAGAGAAACGAAATCAAACCCTTAGTAGCAGCTACCTCAGAAGAACAGCAACAGCAAGGAGCACCTGCTACTTACACTATTCCTGTCAGTTTTAATAATTCAGATTTTTTCGGTTAAGGCTTTTGACTCTGAGCCTAGAAGAAATCGATCAGGTAGCTAAAGATCTAGAAGAAGAGTCAAAAGCCATAAGAAAACAACTGTATAAGATGGCTTGGTATATGAGAGGTTCGTTGAGTATAGAACAAGCGTTTATGCTTGACTATAGTGATAGAATGATTATATCAGATATAATCGAAGAAAATCTAGAAACAACCAAAGAAACTAGGATGCCGTTCTTTTAAATTCCAGCTCGGCGTAGTCTTTGATCCATAGAACGAATAGTTGATCGTAGATCGTTGACTTCATCAGGAACAGCGTTATTAACTCCCCCGCCAGCTCCATTATCGCCCCATTGATGTGCGCTGTTTGAACTTCCGTAATCCGGTCCGTTCGTCTTGTAACTCTGTCCTCGGTATCCTGCTTTTAGTCCTCCGGGGACAGCACCTACTGTTTGTGCTACACCACCTACGGCTCGTGATGCTAGATTACCAACACCGCCTGCTAGATTACCAACACCTGTAGCTGCGTCACCTGCAGCAGTGGCCACATCGCCCACTGTACGACCAACTGTTTTTGCCACATTACCAACACCTCTTCCAACACTGCCTAAAGCATCGGCTGCTTGAGATCCAAATCTTTTAACTCGTTCCCATCCAGAATCTTGACCATTCGCAGGAGCAGCAGTTGCAGGAACATTGCTTGCTTGCGGTGTTGCTGTAAGATTAACAGGAGCAGGTGATGTCACTGTTCCTGCTTGTGAAGTTGTAGTTACCGGATTAGCTGCTGCCGCTTGAGGTGCTGCTATAGTAGATGATTGTCCGGCATTCCTAGTTGCAGTTCTAGTTGCACGTCCTCGTCTTCTTGCTTCGATAACAGTAGAATCACTTAATAGATGTTCGATCTTCATAATATTTCCTTAAAGGATATTTCATTTTATTTATAACTTTATAAGTGAACTACGTTCACTTGCTTCATCGCTAACGCTCGAAGCATTTTTCTTTCGAAGAAAGATATAATATTATCCAGATCGTTCAGTCACACTTTGCCCAGAGAGGGCAAAATGAAACAACATTATCCGAGTCGAACATGTGTCACTTAGCGTTAGAGCGTTACAGTGGCGGTTGGCCTGTACCACGAGCTCAGTCTTTATCCAGCGGCGGTAAGCAGATATACGCTAACATACTTGCTTACGTGGGGTGTCTCTATCCCCTCATTTTGCCTAATTATCTATCTTCAAACAACCAAATCGCAGGTCTTATTAGCGATCTTCATCCATCTGGGTAGTGGTTGAGCACTCTTAACGGCGAGAGATTTCCATCCCTGTGATCCGAGATCCAGGTTTAGGGCACCAGAAATTAGCAGGTGCGAGCGTATTACCGTATTATTGAGCCTAAGGTTTTTTAATTATGTGGGAGCCATGTACACGGACAGAGATTTGTCCGTTATAATATTCGTTTGATTCTAATACTTTGCGGTCGAATTGTTCACGGGCCTCAATGTACGATGTTTCTGCTTTGCTTTTACAATAATGTAAAATTTCTCTTGTGAAATTTTCTTTGCCTAATAACTCAACATCTTTGTTGAGTTCTATGTTTGAGCCATAATAATCTTGCCAGTCGCTTTCTATTTTGCTTCTGATCTTCTTTTTCTTCTTTTTGCCGTTCTTCAACGTTACCGTCTTGTAGGTCGTTTTACTAAATTTTGCTAATTTTTTACCAATGTAGAGCCTGCCCGATGTATTACATGAGATAAGATAAACGAATCCCACACAGTCTTCGGGCAGTTCTGTAACTATAGAACCTTTATGGTACCAAGTCATTGATTACTTTGCTGCCTTGGCTTCCTTGCGGGCATTCTTTTCAGCAGTGATTTCATTCCGGCGTGTCTTAACAGCTTTAGCTAACTCGCCTAGTGCTTTACGAGCACGGGTTCCGGCCGCTGCATTACCTGCGGTAAACTTAGCATCTTCTGCTAGGAATGCGTCTAATTGGTCTTTAATCGCTTGTGTTGTTGACATTTTTATTTTTTCCTTTTTGTCTGTGAGTTTGGTAATGGTCTTTGTACAATTCCATTTTGGCTCTCCTCACATTTTGTAATTCTTTGGCCATTTCACCGCTTAATGTTTTTAATACTTTCAATGCTTTACGTAGTGCCACTGTACTAGATCTAGATTGTTTCCCGAGTACACATTGAACATAAGCATTATGGTAAGTAACCAACGCATTTAAATATTCAGTATGAAGTTCTTGGTATCTGTTAACAAGCATTTAGCATTATGCCTCTACATAGTCTGACGAATTTGAATAACTGGTAAAACCATTTTCTTTGATTACTCGAAGTACATTGTTTACCCTGCCCACCAATTCATCCTTGTGACTAATCAAGTATATATTCTTGTTGCGTTCCCTAGCCATCTTCTTTAGAACCGCTAACCCAGCTTCAACTCCAGCAGAGTCCATTCCCGAGTCGATCAGCTCGTCTACGAATAGTAAATTGATATGCTGATACAAGTTTTCCCAAACATCTCGGAAAGCAAAGCTCAATGCTAATATAAGTCTGTTGCGTTCCCCGCGGCTTAGGTTATCAAAGTCAAGGTCTTGTCCTAGTTGGGTGATCAATACTGAAAGATCATTTTGAAATACTACTGTATGCGGTAATCCCAGTCGATCGATATAGTAGCCTAGCCGTTTGTTTAAGAAACTCAAGTTCTGATCGATGATCTTCTTACGTATGAAACTGTCTTTGTTTGTTAATAGTTTAAGCAAGAATTCCTGATGTTCTCGCAATTTAGTCAATGTGTTGATGTTATCCCACGAGATTTCCTGTATGGCAGTCTTCTTTAGTTCAGCTATCTGTTCTTCGTAAGGATTATGTTCAGCTATCTTTGTTTCTAAACTAATAGCGAGACTATCTAAATTATTTTTATGACCTAGTGCTTCTGCTTCTGTTTCGTAGAATGTCTGCGGACGTTCTGGCATATCGCCATATCCTAATTCATCTACAATCTTTAATAAGTCTTGAGATACTTTATCAAAGTACTTCATTGCTTCGCCTAAACTCAGCACAGCGGCATTGGTCATTTCTTCGTGTTTATGATCGTGAAGTTCCTGTTCGCAAGCATGACAAGTCTTATTTGCTAGACTTGATAATTCTTTTTCATACTTCTTAACAGTTTTTTCAGCCTGACCTAACGCAGATTCCAAAGTTGCTCGTTGTTTGTTTAAATTTTGAACTTTGGTTTTGTGTTCAAGCCATGCTTTGAGTTGAGTATGTGCTGCTAGTTCTGTTTCGATGTCCACGCTCTCGAGGGATATAATAGCCTTGCTGAGTTTTTCTATATCATCATACTTCTTATTATCCCAAGCAGAGCTTTTAATTCCTAGGCTGTTGATACTTTTCTGTACATTCTCGTTAGCGGACTTTACTCCGTCAATGCGATACGTTTCCGCCTGTATTCGATCTTTAGTTTCTTTGACTATTGCTTTTAACGATTCTGCTTTTTCGCTCAATAGTGTTATGCCCAACAACTGTTCAATAACTTCACGCTGGTCTGCCGCTTTCATTGAAAGAAACGGCTCTGTATAGGTGTTTAAAGCGACAATATGTTTGAACATAGTATGACTCATATCAAGTAATTGCTCAATATGTTTCTGTGTTTCTCTACTATCTCCCTGTGCTTCGTCAGTATCTGTACTCTTTTGTTCCTGATCTCCTACAAAGAATTTAAGCACGTTGGGTTTACGTCCGCGTTCGATCTTGTAATCAACACCATCCCTGTTAAACTCTACGGTCACTAACATGTTTTTACCGTTAGTAGCATTGATTAAGTTTTCTTTTCGTATATTTGTTAAGGCCTGCCCGTACAAAGCATAACTCAAGGCATTGATAATAGTAGTTTTACCAGTCCCGTTGCGTGACCCGCTGTCATCACCGCCTAGATCTAAGTTAGCACCAAGCACTAAGGTGAGCTGTTCTTGGTCAAAGTCTACTGCTTGAGTTTGGTTGCCTACGCTCATAAAGTTTTTAACAGTTATATTTTTAATTTTAAACATTATAGGTTCTGATATATTTCAAGTAGGATTTTCTTATCGATGGTGTCTGAGTCAATATTGACTAACTGATCTGTCACGATCTGGTCAACACTTTCAAATTTAGCATCTGGGCTGTCTTCTATCGAGTTTTCTACATTATTCTTTTCTTGGATGAGACTGATTTCTCTAATATCATGTTCGGCGATAAAGGTTTCTTTAAGGAAGTTCGCTTCTTCATAGCTGATATCGATGTCTAGCTGTACTCTAAGATACATTTTGCTCTTCATGATATCGTCTTTGTTGTCTATAAGCCTACTGAGTGTAAGTGTCCTATACTTAGGAGCATCGGGCCATGCTTTAAACTCTGGCTCCCCACCCCACTCTAACATCATCATGCCTCGATCGTCATCCCATGTATCGGCAAAGTTATGAGGAAATGCGTTCCCTATGTAAACAATCTTATCTCTACGTTGACGTTTATGGAAATGCCCACTGAATACAAACTCTTGATGTTGGAAGTGATTGGCTTGTAGTTCACCATGATCGGGCATCTGTACCATAGCATTCATATAGAACAATGGTAATTCAAAATGCCCGAACATATATTTGCTCTTAGTTTGGCTGATAGTCTTCCATTCGTCGCCTACTAGCCAAGGTACAAGTGTGACATCACCCCGGGTTGTAACACTATCTATGATAGTAACGCCTGGAATGTGCCGACCAAAGGCACTCGAGTGAATGTCACGCTTGTCTTTGTAGAACAGATCATGATTTCCAGGAAACCAGTAGAACTGTTCAAAGGCAGCTCCGAGTTTTTCTAAACATCGCAAGCTGGTATCTAACGTAATTAGGTTGATACTGTTACGATTATGATGCCAGTCTCCTAGACAGATACAGGTTTCGCAACCATTTGCCTGTGCTTCTTTGATAAACCAATCTACAAAATCTTCACAATCTTGATTATGTGTGGATGAATTGCTTTTAAGACCAAAGTGAATATCGGTTAGACACGCTACCTTATTGAATAATTGCATTAGTTAAAGTTCTCCTGCTTAAAGTATAGCAGGAAAGTGTTGTAAAGATCAAGCGTTTTCTTCCTCATCTTCGTCCGGTTCAGAAACTACCCCGCCACCCTTTGACTTCCTTGTCCGTTTATACATCTCAGCTTGACGAGCAATCTCTTCAGCAAACTCTTGACTGTTCTGTCTAGTCATGCTAGGAGTCAATCCAGCATTCTCTAGTAGGTCATCACGTATGTTCTGACTTTTCTTTTCGAGGTTAAGCACTCGAGTAAAGCTATTGGTAACGGCTGCTGTGTAATAGGCAAATGGGTTTTCTGATTTTGATTCGTCAAACTGAAGACCGATCTGACTTAGTTGTAGAATGGCTTGCCCCTTCATTTCTTCTACGTAAGTATATCCTCTCCAATTACTACGTTGTGCGTATCGTTCGCTTAGTTTGATAAACATCTTGCCTAGATTTTCAGTAATGCGCCCGTGGTCTTTGTTAAATTTACCTTTACTCACAGTTCCTTGCCAGTGACTCTTTCCTACACAGATCAATTCGTCGGTGTCGTCATACTTCCAATGTTGAAATGGGGGAAAGTTTACTTTGTCGTGGGCATCTGCTGTAGTTTTAGTAGTTTTCTTCCTACCAGGGGATAACGGAACATGCTCAAATGTCATTATCCTTATAACTATGTCGGTTTTTGGTATCTTTTTATAGTCTACTATAAATTCGGCTAGTTTGCTTTTCTTATCTCCAGCTAGCCTAGCTTTGGCAAACAACTCTAATCCGAGACGCTTGGCTCTATTACGTTTAGCTTCGGCCACTGTTCTTACATTGATTTTGTCTAAATTGGTTAGGATTATGTCATGTTGGCTGTATTCCGGCTGCGTAAAACTACTAAAACTGCATTTACTTCTGTGTATCTCTGCTAGCAAATCTCTATTGTTTAGGTATTTTACTCTACGTCCGGTGGGTGATGTGATTATGGTCATTTTTATGACTTCTCCTTTGTGTAAGTATAACAGGATGTATAGCAAAGTCAACCGATTAGTTAACTATACACATTATTTATAAGGTAAATACCAAAAAAGGAATTATTCTATGGCAGATGGTTTAACTGATGCTACTAAAACAGGTCTTGCTCTAACTGCAGGTCTCGCCGTCTATAAGGCATTTTTTGCTCCGGCAGGTGGAGCAGTTGTTGATCCAAATGCGAAAGAGGCCAGCGTTACTTGGGCAGGAGCAGAAGATTTCCGATGTAGAATCAAAGTCCCTAAGTCTTATCTAACATCATATACTATAGGATATGGTGGCGACTTAGACGCATTGGACGGTGTGATCTTTCCTTATACTCCTTCAATAAGCTTTGAGAATAGCGCCAATTATTCTAATCAAGCCCCTATGCATTCTAACTACACATACTATTCATATAGAAATAGTCAAGTTGGTGCTATTAGTGTTAGTGGAAGATTTAGTGTAGAAAATAATAAAGATGCTATGACGTATCTGGCTACTGTCCATCTATTAAGATCTTTAACTAAAATGAAATTTGGAACCGACACCGATGCAGGAGCACCTCCGCCGGTGTGTAGATTATTTGCCTATGGTAATTATATGTTGAATAATATTCCTGTAGTTGTTTCTAATTTCAAACAAGAATTTCCAACTGATGTAGATTATTACAAACTAGATAATAGTTGGCAATATGGTCAAAATACCTTTATTCCAATAATGTCAACGTTATCAGTAACACTATTACCGATGTACAGCAGAGCCGAGCAAGCTACCTTTGGAGTCGATTCGTATCTCGGCAGCGATGATCTTCGTAAGAAAGGATTCTTATAATGCCTACCTATGCTAAAACAAGTCCTTATTTTTCAACAGGTGTAGGCGCCGGCTATTTAGATTTTATTAATTTCAGGAAAATAACCAATCATGCCGATGATATACAATATGAATTGTCTACAAAATATGAGCATAGGCCCGACCTACTGGCACATGATGTATATAATGACTCTAGATTATGGTGGGTGTTTGCTGTAAGGAATAAAGATAAAATACGAGATCCGATATACGATATGATACCTGGTCTTGTTATATTCTTACCTAAATTAACAACATTGCGTTCTGATCTAGGAATCTAAATGGCAGAAGTAAATCTTATAGAAAACTCAAAATCTAAAAATGTATTACACTATTTTAGATCGCAGACTGCCCTATTTACTATGGCATGTCTACCAGAAACTCTTATATTAGCTGATCAAGCTTCGATAAATTCTCACATTGATAAGTTTGCTATCGCATCGTCGTCGGGCAAACAGCCGAGTCAAGACAACTACGCGGCTCAAGTTGCTGCGATTAATGCCCCTGGTAGTGCAAGTTATAATCTCGCCGCCGCCGATCGTACAGCCGAAACGGATAACAGTTTTTCGTTTGTAACATCTGACGACGGGGACTATTTAAATTTTTATTTTGATGATGTTGAAGTAGAAACGCTTGCCGACTTTAATAACGATACTGGATTTTCTAAAGCTACTAAATTAAGATTTAATATAATAGAACCCTATAGTTTATCAGGATTTTTACAAGCCTTACAATTAGGAGCATTAAAGGCATCCTACGTTAGTTATATATCTGCCCCATACGTCCTTCGTATAAATTTTATGGGATATCCGGATTGGAAAGATGACAGCAAACCGATGCTTATCGAGCCTGCTTCTAGATATTTTATTTTTAGATTTACAGAAGTATCTGTTAAATCAGACGAGTCTGGAACGAAATATTATTGTAAAGCGGTCCCCCTCAACGAATATGCATTTGGCCAAGCTAATAAACTTTTATCAAACGTAACCGTCGAGGGCGATACTGTAGGAAAAATCCTAGAAGATTTTTTTAATACAATTAATGATCTTTCAAAATACTGTATCGGGTTCCCACCGACACCGGCTGATACTTATGAAATTCTGTTTCCTACGATTGAAAGCGATGGAACTATTGACGAAAATAAAAAAAATGATATATGGAAGGCACTTGTTGCGGATCCAAAAACTGACAACATAAATTATACATACCTCAATCCCGTAGATGGCCCGCCAACTAAAAAAAATGCCGCTAAAGTAGTGTCGACTATTTTTAACGCTGGCGCAAACATACATGATTGCATAGCCGGTATAATTCGAGATTCAGAATGGGTGACAAAACACATAATTAAAGATTTAAAAATTGATTCAGCTGGGATGGTAAGTTATTTTAATGTTACGTGTACCGTGGTTCCCAATGGATGGGATGAAAGATTAGCAAGACCTAACTATATATATAAATTTAAAGTAATTCCGCATAGAATACATTATTCTAGAATTCCCCAATTTGCTAATAAACTAATCAGTACATCGCAATTAAGAAAACATGTTCGTAGAACATATGAATATCTTTATCAAGGTCAAAATTTAGATGTTCTAAGGTTTGATTTAAATTTTAACTATATGTATTTTCAAGCGATCGCTCCTAATGCGGGCGTACAAGAGGTTAGTCAAGGATCTTCGGC